TTTGAAAACCAGATACATATCTTTCAAATAGATACTTGCTGTAAGCATACGGACTTTGCGGTCTTAGTGGAGCTTCTTCTTTAAAATCAGATCCTGGGCCATACAAACTGGCAGAGCTAGCAAATTGTAGATTAACATTATTAAGTTGACATTCATTGATAATAAGTCTGCTAAAATCATAATTCTGCGTTAATACTGCATCAACATCTGTTTCGGTAGTAGATGAAATTGCTCCTAGATGTATGCACCAGTCTAGACCTTTAAAATCTGGAAGTTGTTCGCCCCATTCGAACAACGAAAGTTCATGTTCGTCTTTAAGTGCATTGACCATATTCTGGCCAATGAATCCTTTGTGCCCTGTGATTAAAATTTTCATTTTTGGCTATCACCTTTGCCTACACGATAGTTGTCTTCTACGCTGTCAGGAGTAGAAACTTCGATAATTGTTCCTTCTTCCAAACATGTAATTCGATGCGGTACTAATGGATCATTGTGATGTACACTACCCACGCCGATAATCTTCCTATGTACTTCAGCGTTCTTTGTATCAATTACTTCAATTTCAAATTTGCCACTCATGACATACCATGTTTCTTCCTTCTCGCGATGGAAGTGCATACTGAATTTTGCACCTTGATTAAAGTTTAAAAACTTACTACAATATTTGTCATTAGTAACCCAAATTAATTCTGAGCCCCAACCTTTTTTAACTTCGCCTTCTAATCTCATAATTCTCCACTATGTGCTAATTTTAGCATTAAACTGTATTGCTCGTATGCTTTTCTAACTGCTGGGTATTTGTCTTTCAAATACTTTTCTTCTTCTTTTTGCTCCATTAGAACTTCGAACATTCTGTAATGACCTTGCTTCTTCATGTTGTTAAACACTTCTGATTCAAAATCTGCAATACGTTCTAATTCACTTTCTGCAATCTCAACGGTATACAACGGTTCACTGTTAACTATGACGTTTTCGTACACTCGATTAAAATCCATAGGATCTTCGAAATACTTTACATTAACTTTATGATATCGACTTGCCCGTTTATTTGTGTCAAGCACATTAATTCCATGATGTTGACAAAATTGTTTTATGTTTTCTGTAATCATTTTGTTAGTGTATCGCCGAATTTAAGCATAGCAATAAGTGCTATTTTACTATCATTTATCTGAAGTTTCCAACCTTTATCTTCTTTTTTGGCAGTCCAAGCAACTCCGCCAATTTTATTATGAATGTAATATTTTTGAGGACCTATGAATTTATTGCACCATTCAAGAATTGAGTTTAGTCCAGTAGGATGTATTTTTAATTCAATCATGACCACCTCAAGATAAACATTGTTGCATCTCTAGGATCTTTAAACAACCACTGCCCTTTCAACAACTTGTAATCACCTTGGGCATTTAAGTGTATCCATTCTGCTGTTTGACTATACCATTGTTCATATTTGCCAGACAGCATTCCCATGTCTGTGTACGCAGGATTAACTTTAGTTTCTATCCAACCTTCGTCTTTAAGTACAGCAATCATAATGTCATCTAATAGTTCTTTATCAATCTCGCGGGCTATTTCTTTTGACATCTGATCTAACATATCTTGTTCTAATGTCTTTTCAGAAGTATTCATCTGGTTCTGCAAAGTAATCCCATCCTTTCCCGCCGAGAAGTTTAATAAGGTCCCACTTATCTTCTTCACGCTTACATGCTTCGGGCATATCATCACTGCCTACTACACATTCACATTGGGCACAAAAATAATTCACACCGTGATTAGGTTCATCATAGTAGGCAACACCACCGCAGGGCAATACCATGTAATCTGTGTAATCAATCATGATGCATACTTTAAGGCAAACAATGACGCATACTTTTCAGTGTAGAAAATAAATCTAGTAAAACCTTCCATATCACCGATCATAGGATCCCAATGTTTTCGATGAAAGGCAAAATCAAAATCTTGTCCCTGTATCCAACCATCTGCCCGTAGCTTACTAACAATACCTATAATCTCATTGGCATCACGATCGTGTATGATTATTTCCGCAGTCATTTTATCCCAGTTTCGTTGCACAATTCTTGAATCATTAAAACATCTGCTGGTGCTTCTTTAAATTTCTTAAGCCAGAATTTAACATCAAATACAGGAGTAATCATGCTTAACTGTTCGTCACTCATTTTACTAACCATGGTCTTACCTGAAGTACAATTTAAAATAACCCAAGGACTAATTCGACCATTTAACATGTCATGCACTGCTTTGTTTAAACTTACATAATCAAAGTAATGTGCAAAATTTGCATTATGCTCATCACCCCAGTCCATCATTGTTTGCAATGTACGTTGAACTGCGGACTCAACTGGTTCCACTTTAAGCATGTCAAACAGGTACTGTTCGTACAATTCATCTCGACACCAATGATCTAATTTAACTCCACTCTTGATTACATAGTCAACAAACTTTTGAGGATAGATAGGATTTACATTGTTAACAAAGCTACCAAACTTTACAAACGCATTGTAATATGCACTGGCGCAAAAGTTTTCGTATGTTTTGCCCTTTTTATCATTTTGTGTAAGTTGATAAAATCGAACATACGCCAGGTAACCTGCTTGAACACGCTTCTCATCCTTTTGCAGAGCTCGCCGTTTTTGTTCGCACATGTGAGCCACAAGGGTTTTTTCTTTCATAAAACTCTTGCCGCAATGCACACACAGGCATGGCTGATCTTGCAATCCGATCACTCGTATTCCTTCCTCTGAGATTTATCAAAACCCATTTTATCAAACAATTCTTTTTTATCAGCATCTGTCATTAAGGATGCAAGAAGTTTAATGTCTGACATTTTTCGTGCAGGATAAAGTTCTGCTAATAGTTTTTCAATTTTATTAGCTTTTGCTTTTTTGCCAGCTGCCAAGTAAGGATGGTACATTGTTTCTCCAATACCTGTACTTGCAAATAATTTCCACAATAACTCTTTGTGATCTTTACTTAGGTTCCAGTGATTTTTATTAACATATTCATTAGTTGTTTCTATGAACCATGCTTGCAAATCGCTGTCATTTTGTACATTTGAAGTGTACCGCATTAAGATGAAAGGACTAAATGCTTTCTTCTCTTCGTCTGTGAGATTGCTGTAGAAATCGTAATCTCGAGTATCTACTGCCCTAAGTTCGCGCTTAATATCAAGTTTTGCGGTTGCCATATCGGTCTTCGTAATCTTTTGTTAGGTAGTATGTTACTTTAACACGTTCCAAGGCCTCTTGTAAAGTGGGATCGGTTTTAGCGGCACGACGAATATTACCCCACAACTTATCTTCCATCATTTGATCGTGCAGTGTGCTAACCGTCTGCCCTGGGGCCGATGTTCCTATTCCTAAACTTCCGTCGCTGCTTATTCTCATTTTTTCAACTGTTCCGGGATTTCTAGCGTAGACAGTTTTACCTTTGTCCGGGCTTTCAAAAATCATTGGCATATTACCAACATTTTGTGTAATCTACAATCTCACTTTGTCTACTAACTTCTTTAACAAAGTAGGCGCATATTGGTTTTTCACCTGCATGTAATGGAGTGGTAAGTAACTGCCCTGGTTTCATTTTAGGGAAGTACCATTTAACATCTTGATAGATATCGATGATATCAATCTCATGAAATTCTGGTCTAAAACCACTTACAGGATTGAAACAAAATGTTTTGAATCCCCTGTCATTTAAACTAGTAAGCGGCAATACCTCCATGTCAGGTCCTTCAGGATCTCCAACAACAGTACACCAATCTAATGGCATGGTTAATTGATATGTTCCAATTTGTAGTACTGCTGCCGGTCCTGTAAAACTCTCTAAAAAGATCAGCGGAATAAAGAAATGGTCTGGATTTTGACTGTCACTGTTATCTAACACTGAAAATCGTAGATCATCATCTACTTCCTCGGGTAGCTCATTGAGATAAAATGTTTTGTTTTCTAACGTTAATATTTGCATTATTGATATTTCACTTTTTGAATTTCGAACGGATACTTAGCTTCTTTATAGAACTTCTTGCGCTCTGTAAGATGCCTCTTCGCGTATTTTGTAGATGCCGTGAGGTCCCAGATTTGTACAAAGTCTTTGTCGTCTGCTTTTCGAATGCCTCGCCCAATGCTTTGTATAACCCGTGTAAAGCTCTTTCCGGATTCCAACATAACCAGATTAAAAATACGGGGCACATTAATACCCACAGCGGCCACACCGTAAGTCGCCACAATAATCTTGTTAGTAGCAGTTTTAACTTCATCGTATTCACTCTTTCTGTCTTTGGTTTTTACTTCGCCTGAGATAAAAACACTGTCTGGAATTTCGTTGACTAAAAATTTTCCACTTTCAATTCTATCAACTAATACCAATGTATTTCCTGTCTCTGAGATGCTGTTAATTAAGGTTGACAGATATTTCATACGTTCAGTATTAGTCACAAGATATTTTAATTCTTCTGCATAACTGCCGAACTCTTTCCATTCTGCCGTCTGTATGATATTCACGTGACAATCACTGAGAATACCTTTTTCTTGTAATTCGTGTGCTTTGACACGATGTACGACTTCGCCTAAACTAGCACGAATGCTTTGAAATTCATGGTCTGCTTTTGGCACAGTTCCTGTTAATCCCCAACGAATAGGGGCATTAGCAAGATTGCGTGTCAAAAGTGTTTTCAACACTTCTGCCTTAGCCATATGTACCTCGTCAACCATAACACAGCTAACACCATCTAACAATTCTGTCAGTCTAGCTAACTGTTCTTCACCATCAAATTCCTTAGAACCTTTGTCTAAAATGTTCAAACTTTGCCAGGTACAAATAGTATGTGTTTTGTCTAAGTTTTTTCTATCGCCATAGTACACACCGACGTCTAATCCGCAGTTAACAAAGTCTTCTTCTGTTTGTTCTACTAAACTTTTGTTAGGAACAATACATACAGTTCGACCATATTTTTCACAGATTTTTGCCAAAGTTGCGGTGGTAATTGTCTTACCAAAACCTGTGGCAATTTCTTGAATACACTGAGGATTTTCTAAAAATTTATTGATAACTTCAACCTGGTCTTCACGAAGTCTAATCTTTTCTCCGGCAAATCGATGACCTTCAGGCCATGTTTTTTCACCCCAAAAATCCTCAGAAATTTGGTCAAATTGTAGAACAGTTGCGGTTCGAAGATCTTCAAGTTCGATGTAGAAGTTCTTTGATTCTAGATATTCAAGTACCTGTGGTAACATACTAAGGTATGTTGTTCCACCAAGACCAAAGAAACTAACAGTGCCGTCCCATCGACCTAATTTATAGGCTGGTCGATACCTAGCTGTGGGGTCTTCATACTTGAATTTTTTAACCAAAGCCTTACGTGCATCAAGATCTAAATTTTCAATCTTAATATTAACTTCGTCTTTGATAATAATTTTACAGGATGGCAAAGTTTAAATTCCTTTGTAGTTTTTTATCCAAGATGTAAACCACATTATGGTGATTTTTTAAAAATTCTCGTATTGTGTAGTGTACAGCATAAAAGTTAAAGTTCACAACCGAATTGAATTTAATTGGTGATTCAACAATGGGCTTAGGAACTTTACTGCTAATAAACACTGCCTTAGTTTTCTCAGTGATAGGTCCATTCAATTGATTGTCTTTGACAAATTTATTGAAATTTTCACCAGTTTCTTTAGGTAACCTAAAGAGAATACTAATTTCTGAGTTATCAACACCGATACTTTTTAAGAGCTCTACACTTGTTTTAACTTTTTCTAATTCAGTGCCCCCGGGTATCACAAAAATGCTCGGAGTTAAAAACTGTACAATTTCTTTAATGCTAAAAATTGAGTTTGCATCCAATAAAAGTTCGAATTTTTCGTCAGGCGCACTATCTAGGAATTTTTTAACCACTGGATCAATCTCAGTGTGTTGCATAATGGAATCGATACTCTCATCCCATGTGTAAATTCCGGCCTTCCTGGCTAAAAATAAGGCCTCTACCATATTTGTAGTATTTGGCTGAGGTACTTTTTCAGAAACATTGTTGAAAAATATGGTTTTTCCGTCAAATTTCACGGTAGGCACATATTTTTCAAAATTTTGTTTAATGTTCGTTACTTGTGCAATGTACTCTTTAAATTCTTCTTCGACAAAGAAGTCGGGTGAGACAATATTTTCTAAAATAAATTGTATGCTACGTTCGTCGAGTGACAAAAACCACGATTTTTCGTCTTTATCCCATTGTGCGTAGTTAAGAGAGCTTCGTCCTTGACGAATTTTGTTAACTAGGTCCTCATTGAATGGAAATTCCAGTTTGACCACCTTGGTGTATTGTGGATGGTCGACTACTGTGATTCGTTTACTATTGTTGACTACTCGTTTTGTCAGTCTAAAAGTGGGATTGTCGATAAAAGGGGCAGCATCTTGTCCCAAAATTTGCGTAATTTTAGAAACTTGGCGAGAAAGTATTTTAACAGCCAGTGCTGCCTGTTTATCTGTGAGACCGTTTCCTTTGGCAATCTGATCATGGAAGCTCGACACCATTTTTTCATCGTACGGATTAATGGTGGCTCTCACAGATAACAGTATTATTAGATCTTCTATGAACATTGTACTATTGTAAACGAAAACAAGGAAGAAAGCAAGTTCTTCCTTGTCATTAAATTGAGATATCTTCCAGGCCGGCTGCTCTGAGCTTAATGATATTGCTCAATTGCCATTGTTTGATATCTAAACTTTTAATAATGCCAAGCCATTGATTGCGAAGCATGGCAAATTCGTTGATAATTTTTTCCATATCAACTACATCTGCTTCACCCTCGACATATTTTTCACAATCTCGACTACTCAATGCACGTTGATAATTTTCCAAGTATTTTTTAAATGCCTTGGACCTAATTCGTCTCAATTCGATATTGAGATATTCGAGAATGGCCTCCATCTCCTGGAGTTGATTAAATCGATGTTCTACAATACCCGGTAAAGAGGCCGAGGCCTTTTCTACGTTACCGTAGATTTTGACCTCAGCTTTGGCACTTAACAGTTCTGTGTAAAAATGATCTAAACAACTTGGAAGATGCGTTATGTCCTTGGAGACTTTAGCATACCATGACATTAA